TTACATACCCATGCATTAATTTGAACTTCATCAAGTTCTTCCATATCCTCACCAATTTCAAGACCTGCTTCTTCAGCAAGAAGTCTATCCATTGTTCCCCAGTATTCATAAACTTCAAATCTTTTCTTTTGAAGATCATCTACATTTTCTCTATCTAATAATGCAGTTTCAAATCCACGAACCTGATAATTTTCTCCCATCTTTAAACACTCAGCTATTGCTTGTTTTCTAAAGTATGGTCTATTTTGTAAATCTCTTAATTGTGATCTGTTAAAAGAATGTCTCTGTATTACATACTCACAATCTTCAATACTTGTTGCGTCTGGGTCTGGATAAAAATCCCAAACACTAACTGCTTCTAATTTTGGAACAGCTTTAAATTGTGGCTTATATTGCTGCTCTCCTGTTTCTTCACTCTTTTCCCATTTGTGTAGAATCTTATCATGAGTAAAAGGTCCTTTTAAAACACCAGTACCAAGCAATACCATTTCAAATAGTACATGTCTTAGTACAGTAATTGCAGAACTTTCTTCTAATTGATCATGAATTAGTTTCTGTAAATTTTCTGCAGATTCTCTTGCAGGTTCTATTTGTGGTATTTTAGGAGATAAAACAGAAGGTCCCTCTGCCATCTCTACACCTTCATAGTCTGAAGATAAACCTCTTAATAAATCAGCAGTTGTAGTTCCTGGAGATAATTCTTTACCATCCCCAGGAAAACCGTATATATCTATAACTTTTGTTTTATCTTCTTTGGGATCTTTTGATTCTTCATTTGGTTGTTTTACATGAGCATATTCAGCTATACTATCAGGTACAGGTGTAGGCTCTACTCCAATAGGAAACTTTCCTGTTGAAAATAAAACTTCTATTAGTTGACCAAATGCTGCTAGAACTTTTGTTTTAGTTATCTTTACAAAAACTCTAGACTTTTCTTTTTCTGTAAATGACATATCAGAACCATAGATACCTCTATAGTTTCTGTATGATCTTAACCAACGACTTTCATCAAATAACCTAGCATCTTCAGACTTAACAAATCTTTCTTTTATTAAACCTTCTAATCCATAGTAGTCAGTTGTCGAATCTTTTTCTTTTTCGTTAGCTTCTCCAACAGCTACAACTAAATCATCTCTTGGTGTTTCATCAGCCATGATAAATATTAGTAATCTCTTTCATCAGCCATTGAAAAAATCTTGCCATCCACCATGTTAGTTTTAACTTTTGGTGCATCAACATTTTCTCCACCTACTTCATCAGCAGGAAGGTTCATAGGATCGTTACCAGTTTTTGCACTAGGTACTTCATCTAAATCACCTTGTTTATATTTTTTCATGATGTCCATGTTATTTCTCCTTATTTTTAGTTTTTGATAGTGACTCTTGTATAAATTTTAAGAGCCATGGATTATCTCGTAAGACAATATGTAATTGGTTAGCTAATGTATTAGTAACAACTTCTTCTTTATCTTCATCTGCTAATGGATTAGATTTAGTTGTAAGCCCACCAACGTATGCACATGCATGTAAACATTCGTGAATAACTGTGTTTAACAAATCATGTGTTTCTAAATTTGTATTTATTTGTATTTTATTTTCTCTTTGCAGATAATGACCATAGCAATCTGTAAGATTGTCTGTTCTAAAATCTGCATCTTTTATTTCAATTGTTAGATCCTGAAATCCAACTCTTAATTTTTTTCCATCTATATCCATTAATATCCAAATATCCTATCTGCTGGTTGAAATGACTGAACTTTTCCAAAGCCATCTATTCCTATTCCGTGTGGATTAATGGGGCGAGACATACATCCATATCGTAAAGCATCATATGCATGATCCTCTGCGTGCGTATCAACATCTTCTGGATTGTTTTTATCACATGGTAAAAGTGGTAGTGTTCGTATTAAATTTACACAATTGTTAAAAATAAATAATGATGGTTTTTTTTCATTATCTTTTTCTCTAACAGATAGTCGTTTGTGTATTTCCAGTTTACCGTTGATACGACTTCTTGGTGATCTATCAGATGGTCTCCATCTACATCCTGCAGTAATCATTGTTTCTGCAATACTTGGACCAACATCACCTCTTCTTGCCCAAGTGCTTGAGTCTAAGACTCCATAGCGAATATATTCTTTATGTTCTAAATCTAAAACTTGTTGTGCAAATAAATCTGCTGTAACTTTTTTTGTATATAGTTCTCTGTATATCCAAAGATTATTATCAAAGTCTATGGCAAACCAAAGCACACAAGCTGGTGAAGAATATCCCCAGTCACAAGATCTAAATCTATGCCAGTTTCTAGGTATCTCAAATGGCTCTACAACATGTGTTGTTAAATTAAATTCTGGAAATGCTGCATCTTCATAAGCACCCCAGTCTCCATCTAAGAACTGTTTTCTTTGCACTTCAGGCAAAGAGGCTAGCATAATATAATAATCCTCTGTCTGCATTAGATATGGATTATCTTGTAACTTAGCTGGTATAAATCTTCTTGTTATTTTTTTTACACCAACTGGCGTTTGTATTTCTACATCAAACTTTGTATTAGGAACCGATGGATCTACAAACATTTCTTTTACCCAAGTAGATCCTACATTGCCTGGGTTACCTGTTGCTCTCATAAATACTGGTATCTCTGGATCTACTGATCTAAGAGATGACCTTAGAAAGTTATAAATATCAGGTGTTGGATATTGTGGTAACTCATCTATTCCTATCCAAGTGTAAGACTGTCCTTGATATCTAAGAGCATCTGTTGTATTTTCTGCATATCCAAATTCTATTTTAGCACCAGAAGGGAATCGCCATTCTTTTTCTTGCTCTCTCCATTTAGCACCAGGAAAAGCTTTTGGATATAATTGTTGTGAGTGATTAATTAAATCTCTCAATTCAGGCATTGAACGTCTTAGTAATAAACCTCTATGTTTTTGTTTATCACAATATCGTAGTGGATCAATAAGCATTGCATATGATTTACCACCACCTCTTGCTCCACCATAAAATACTTCTCGTTCTGATGCTGCTAGAAACTGTGTTTGTGGACCTTCATTAGGTTCAAATATTATCTCTTGTTCTTTTACAGCTTCTTTAACATTTGGTGGAACAGTTTCAAACTCTTCTTCAACAAATATATTTTTTTTATTTTCTAATATATCGTCTGCTTTTTTTAAAGCTTCTTTTTTATTTTTTAATTTTTTTTGTGCATTGTGATAATTATCTTTTGCTTTTTGTACTTGTTTAGCTATATCACTAATGCTAGCCTTAGCTGATTTTTTTGCTTTGGCTACTTTTTTCTTTTTAGGTTTAGGTGGTTCAACATCATTCACTTCTTGCTAGCACCTTTCTTAAGCCTGGAGCAGATATATATCTGCCTGTCTTTCTTTGCATCCAACCAGCAACTTCTCGATAGGAACAACTTTTAATATATTGTTTTGCTTGTTCTATAGCTTCAAGTTCCTCTTGGATTGGCTCTAATAATTTATCATCCTCTTCGTTAACTTTATAACCAAAAGGGATGGTTCGTGAAACTCTTTTTTTTAATCCTAGACTCATGCCTCTTTTGCGGGTAACACAAATATGCCATGAGCAACTTTTGCATTAACATCTATTTTTTCTTTTTTAACCAAACCGACTCGATCCAATATTTGCTTCGCAGCTTCCATTCTAATATTAGCACCAGGAATAGATCCATCGTCAGTAAGAGCACGACTAATACCAAGTGCAGCTTGTGGAGAGTGTGCTGCCAAAACTGATTCAGCCTTTTCAATAATTTCATCTTTTAATCCTTGTACAACTCTTGGGTAGGATGTTGGGGCATATCCTGCAAGCTCTGCAGCTTTTCTAGGATCTCCATCTGCTTCTGAAAATAAAACAGATAGGAATGTTCTTTGTTTATCTGTTAGTTCTTTGCTATCTTTTTTATCTAATAGCATTTTAGCTAAAGATACTAATAATAACAGCTAGAACAATTACTACAATCACACCAGCTTTGATGTAATCTTTCTTTGCCCAACTATCATAGTTCTTTACCCATTCTATAATTTTATTTACTTTTTCCATAATGTTCTCCTTTAACAGTTCCATTTTCTTAATGATTTATTAATTCTTGAATTTGGATCTCGTGCAGTTTTTTTAGATGTTAATTTTTTTTTCATACCTTTCATTCTTGCACAAAATGATTTACGTCTCTTAGCAGCCTTTGATCCTTTTTTTAATTTACTTGGTTTGGTAGTAACAGCTGTTTGTAATTTACTACCTGGATTAGCTCTACGATAAGATGCAACTCCTTTTTTATTCAATCCACCTTTTGGATCTTTACCTTCTTTCCTTTGCCAGGCAGGAGTCTTCTTTTGCTTTGCTGCCATAATTTTTATACAACAGATCTATTTTTATTTTTTCTTAGCTTTGCAAAATCTACAGATGTAATTCTATCTCTAGGCTCCGCAACACGGGCTATCTTCATTTGATTATCTGTTAGTCTTCTTTTGCCGTTTTTACCGTTTGGTTTGTTTCGCATCGTGTTTCCTTTTTAATGATTGTTTAGCTTTCTTTGCGATACTTACAACTTTAGTCTTACCCATAACTTTTGCACGCTGTTCCATAACTGTAAGTATCTGTATTTTACGGGCGTATGGTTTATTAACTCTTCTTACTTTTGCAACTGTTGCTCTTGCGTCAGCTGGGGTAGCAAACTTTATACTTACTGTATCTTTTGGATTTTCATCCGTGTATAGTCTACGACCACTACCCTTTGGCTTTTTGCCTGTTCCTTTTTTTGGATCTCTTTTTTTTGCCATTCTTTGCCTTGCTTGGTAATAGTCCTTTA